CAACCTATGATTAGCAACCTTCTAGAAGTTGTGGGTGGCGCACTTGTCATCGCAGGTCTCGCGCTACTCTCTCTCCCATTGGGACTCATCGCATTGGGCGCGGCTCTTGCCGCTATCGGCTATACGCTAGGAGACCGTAAGTGAGCATCCTTCGCCGCATCCTTGGTGAGCAGCGTGCCGTAGGTGGCACTTGGATCACCGACAATCAGCCCATCGTCTCGTCTGCCGGTGTTGCAATCAACAGCCAGACGGCACTCTCCATCGGAGCCTACTACGCAGCGGTGAAGCTCTACGCCGACACCGTCGCATCCCTGCCATGGGACACCTACATCCGCATTGACGGAACGCGCCGCCCATACCGACCGTCACCATCGTGGCTCACGATGCCGCAGCCAAACAATCCTAACTTCACTGGCTTCGACCTCAAGCACCGCATGGTCTCGTCACTCCTCATTGACGGCAACCTGTTCGTGCTGTTCATCAAGGGGCGCAACGGCGACATCGTTGAGATGCGCGTACTCGATCCGCAGAAGGTCACCATCAAGAGCGTTGATGGCGCACCGATCTACACCGTCACTGGCGATGACAATGTCGGCGTGGAGTTGACGGCCGACGCAATCCTGCACATCCCACTCTTCGCCACTGGCTCCGCTCTCCGCGCACCGTCGCCTGTTGAGCAACACCGCACGACACTCGGCCTTGCCAGCGCCACGCAGTTGTACAGCGCCAAGTTCTACGAGCAGGGCGCAGCCCCATCCGCCGTGATCAAGATCCCAGGCGAGTTGACGCAGGATCAGGCTGACTCACTCCGCAACTCATTCAGCCGCCGTCATGAAGGCATTGAGAAGATGCACAAGATTGCGGTGCTGACCGGCGGTGCAGACTTCCAGCAGATGTCTATGAAGATCAGCGATATGCAGTTGGTTGAGACCCTGCATTGGGGCGTTGAGTCCATCGCGCGATTGATGGGCGTACCGCTCCACCTGCTCCAGTACCCAGGCGGCAACAGCTCGTACAACAGCGTTGAGATCGTCAGCATTGAGTGGCTGCGCCTTGGGCTTGGACCACTCGTCACGCGCCTAGAGGCTGGCTTGCAGCGTCTCGTTCCAGGTGCCGATCAGACCTTCATCAAGTTCACCCTTGACGGCCTGCTCCGACCTACGACCAAGGAGCGCTACGACGCATACGCCATCGCGCTGAATAACGGCATCCTGTCGCTCAACGAGATCCGCCGTCTTGAGGATCGCGCAGATGTTGAAGGCGGCGACGAGCACTACAAGGCGCTCAACATCGGCGTAGTTGGTCAGGACCCACAGGCTTGAGCTACATCATTGTTGACCTAGACGGCACGCTCATCCTTGACAATGAGCAGCCGAATCAGCCGCTGATTGATCTCCTCAACGAGGAGGTCATGTCTGGCGACAAGCAACTCATCATCGTCTCGGCTCGCAGCATTGAGCGCCTGCAAGAGACGCGCGCATGGCTTCAGGAGTACAAGGTCGCAGGCATTGAAGAGGTCCACCTCAACGACTTTGAGGGTTCACCCTTTGCTACCGGCTTGGCGTTTAAGGAGTTCAAGTACGGCCTCCTCAAGGAGCAGTACGGCGCAGAGTTGGAGTACGCCATTGACAATGATCCAGCCGTGCGCGAGATGGCTCGCGGCTTGATGATCGAGGCGTATTCGCCTGACGAGTATCTCAGCGACGAGGAGCGCGTCTTGCCAGATGCCTACCGTCCTGCCGGAACCGACGGCGCACCAGAGGGTCAGAACTGCGGCAACTGCTCGTTCTACGAGGCTGGCTATTGCAGCAAGTGGGATGCCCAAGTCAAGCGAGATTACTACTGCGCGGCGTGGGCACCAGCCGAGGACGGCTATCGCGCTGTCTACGAGGTGCCGAACTACATCCGTGACGCAGCTGCTCGCGGCTTGTCATTCGTAGAGGACGGCCGCGCAGGCGAAGGCTTGCAGCCACAGACCATCGCCGAGGCGCGCGAACTCGCAGCCGGACGAGCAGACACCGACAAGGTGATCCGCATGGCTGCCTGGATTCGCCGTCATCGCGGCGACTGGGAAGGCGTGCCACAGAATCAGGATCAGGACAACGAGGACTTCCCAGGTCCAGGCGCTGTTGCTGGCTTCCTTTGGGGTGTGGAAACAACTGACCGCGAAGCAACTGATCGCGTACTCTCGTGGGCAGATGCTTTGATCGCGGCTGAAGATAGGGAGATCATTGATATGAAAGAGAAAGAAACTCGCTCACTTCCGATTGGCGAGTATCGTCTTGCCGAGGCTGATGCTGACGGTCAGCGCACCTTCAGCGGCTACGCTGCGATCTGGAACAGCGCGAGCGCTGGTCTGCCATTCGAGGAGCGCATTGCGCCAAGCGCCTTCAAGCGTTCACTGGCTCGCGCATCCGCAGGGCAGAAGATCATCTCCTTCCTGTTTGGTCATGACGAGACGCGCGCTCTGGCAACGACCGCGAGCGGCCGCCTTCAGTTGACCGAGGACGAGACTGGTCTGCGCGTTGAGGCGAAACTAGATCCAGCCGACCCAGACGCTGCCAAGGTCATCTCGATGCTGACGCACGAGAGCGCCGCTGCCGGTATGTCATTCGGCTTCCAGAAGGTTCAGGATTCGTGGGATGGCAATCAGCGCACGATCAAGGAAGCCAACCTGTTCGAGGTGAGCATCCTTGCTGCCGGTGGTCAGACCCCTGCCTACCCTGCAACCCTTGGTCTCACGGCAATCCGTCAAGTCACTGCGCCAAAGATCGGCGTAGAGGCTGAGGCGTTGATGGCCACACTTGAGTCAGTCAAGGCTGGACGAGAACTGTCCACCGAGGAAGTGGCTGTCATTGATGCTGTCCGCTCGAAGCTAGCGCCAAAGCAGGAGAAGGTCATTGACCCATCCGTCGCTGCGGCAATGCTGGCGATTGTAGCGGCAGAAGGTGACGCACTCTAGGTCTCGTGCCTGCGCCCCACCGCCCTGAGTAGGCGAGTCCGCGTTAGAGCAACCCACCGAGGAGAGCAAAGAAGATAGTCCGCCTATGCGCGGAGAAAGGAAGTGGACACTATGTCCGACTTCGCAAATCTCGCTGACAAGCGAGCACACCTCCTTACGGAGGCTCGCGGCATTGCCGTAGAGGCCGCCGATAAGGGCATCGCCCTCGAGGGCGAAGACAAGGCGCGCTTCGAGAAGCTCGTCGCAGAGGCTGGTACGCTTGCCGAGGCGATGAAGTCCGAGAAGAACGCTACGGAAGCACGCAAGGCTGCTGACGAGGCTCGCGCCGAGTTCGCCGCTGTTGTTGCTCCTTCGGCTCCTAAGACCAAGACCGACTCCGAGCGCCTTCGAGCACTCGGTCTCGCCGGTGGTACGGAGATCTTTGAGCAGCGCGATGTGACCAAGAGCAGCAACCTGGGTGACCCTGTGTCAGTATTCCCACGAGTTAATGTCGTGGCTGCGCAGATCAACCCATTCATCAACCCAGCAGTGGTTAATGTGATTCAGGTTGCAACTGGTAACGCAATCAAGTTCCCACGAGCCACGGCTCTTGGGACCGCGACTGCACCAGGCGAAGGTGGAACGATTGTTGAAAGTGACCCAACGATGGGCACGCTTCAGTTGACCCCAAGCGGCTACAAGATTCTCGTTCAGGTGAGCGAGGAACTTGTTGAAGACTCAGCCTTCTCACTCGCCGACTTCATCTCGGATGCGGCCGGTGGAGCTGTGGCGGTAGCACATGGGGCCGCCGCTGGTACCGCTGTTGTGAACGCTTCAACCCTTGGTGTAACTGGTGCGACTTTCGTGCCTACATATGCCGAGCTGAACTCGCTCCAGTACAGCGTTCGTCAGCAATACAGGACGGCCCCTAAGGCTGGCTTCTTGATGTCCGATGCGACCCTTGGAACCATCCTTGGGATCACATCGTCCAGCGTTCCGCTCTTCCAGCCAGGTGGCCAGGGTGGCCCTGATCGCCTTCTTGGCAAGCCTGTCTACACTGCCGGCGGCATCGCCGACATTGCAGACAACGCAAAGCCAATTCTCTTCGGAGATTTGGGGCAGATTGCGACTGCACTCGTGGGAGGCATCACTGTCTCCGTATCGCGTGAGTACGCTTGGAACCTTGGTTTGGTGTCGTACAAGGTCGAGGTTCGCGGCGCGACCGGCCTTCTGCAGCCAGATGCAGTCAAGCACTACGCCTGCAACTGATCCGTCAGTAGCTAGGTTTAGTCAGTGGGGATGGGGAGCCGCCTCGGCGGCTCCCCTGAACCGCAAGTAAGGAGATCAATGCTCGTTCGACTTTGCAAGCGACGCGGTGAATATCCAAGCGGCTCAATCGTTGACCTGCCACAGGCAGAGGCGGAGAGCCTGATTGGGTTTGGCTTGGCTGAGGCTGTTGCAGATGTCGACGCAGAGGCACCAACGCGGCTGGTAGAGCGCGCGAAAGTATCAAAGGGTATGAGGACTGCTACCATCTCGCAATCGGAGCCTAGCGTCGCTCCTGAAGGGGAATAATGCTAAAGAATGGGCAGGTCACGATTGGCACAACTCCGACCCTGATCACGACAGGTGTAGTCGGTGCATCGTGGGTGAGCCTACACATGAGCGGCAACACAACTGTCTATGTTGGTGATGCAGCCGTGACCACCTCCACCGGTATGGAACTGCACAAGGGAGTCACCGTAACGATCTGGCTGCCAGAGGCTGACAAACTCTACGGCGTAGTAGCGTCATCAACGCAAGTCCTAACCTACCTACATACAGGAGGCCGCTAATGAGTTATGCATCCCTCTCAGAGTTCAAGGCTGCTGTCGGCATTACCGACAG